TATATCGAACAGGGCAAAGGCAACGGCAAATCGCCGATTGCCGGCGGCATTGGCGTTTACGGGATGACCGCCTGCAAGGAGGCAGGCGCCCAGATCTATGCCGCAGCGGCTAAGAAGGAACAGGCCAACATCCTGTTCCGCGATGCGGTGAAGATGGTACGCCAATCCCCGGCGCTTGCGAGGCGGTTGGAGTTCTCTGGCGGCCCGGGCCGCGAATTCAACATCGCGCATTTGCCATCGGGTAGCTTCTTCCGCCCGGTGTCGCGCGATACGGGCAAAACGGGGTCAGGCCCCCGGCCTTATTTTGTTCTGGCAGACGAGGTCCACGAACTACCCGACCGCTCGATCATCGAAATGCTCGAGCGCGGCTTCAAGTTCCGCCGCGATCCGCTGCTGTTCATGATCACCAATTCAGGCTCAAACCGCAATTCTGTCGCCTGGGAGGAGCACGAACACGGGGTCCGCGTGGCATCCGGCAATCCCGATGCGGTGCTGGACCCGACCTACCTCGGCCAGGTCATCGATGACACGACGTTCAGTTATGTCTGCGCGCTCGACGAAGGCGATGATCCGCTTACCGATCCTACCTGCTGGATCAAGGCCAACCCGCTCTTGGGCGTCACTATCACCGAGCAATATCTCTCAGAGGTTGTGGCGCAGGCCAAAGCCATCCCGGGGCAGTTGAACGGGATATTACGGCTGCATTTCTGCATCTGGACCGATGCTGAAACCGCCTGGATGGCGCGCTCGACGCTCGAGCCCCTGCTGGCCGAATTCGAACCCAAGCGCGGCCAGTCCGTCTGGCTTGGGCTGGACCTCAGCCAGAACCGGGATTTGACTGCACTGGCCGGCGTTCAGCGCAATGGCGAAAAGGATGGCAAGCCCTGCTTTGATGCCTGGGTCGAGGTCTGGACGCCGGGCGATACGCTCAGTGCCAGAGTGCTGCGCGACAAGCAGCCCTACGACGTCTGGGTCGCTGGCGGATTCCTGAACGCACCGCCAGGCGAGAACATCAGCTTGCGCCAAGTGGCACAGGCGCTGGCTGAGATGACCAGCGATTACCGCGTCGAGACCGTGGCCTATGACCGCTACGCCTTTCGGCGCTTTGAAGAGGAAGTCAGTGAACTCGGGCTGTCGGTAAATTTCATCGAGCACCCGCAAGGCGGAACCAAACGCGGCAAACCGCAGGACGGGATGACCGAAGGCCTGTGGATGCCGGGGTCTCTCCGGCATCTCGAGGAACTGATCCTCGAAGGCCGCATCCGGCTCAAACGCAATCCGGTGCTGATTTCAGCAATGATGTCGGCGGTCACCGAGACCGACCGCTGGGACAACAAATGGCTCTCCAAGCAGCGAGCAATCAACAAGATCGACGCAGCCGTGGCGCTGTGCATGGCAGTGGGGGCGGCAATGGCAGGCGATAGCTCCGGCTCAATCGATGACTGGCTGAAGAGCCTCTCGCCGTGAACCTATTCCAAAAAGCGCTCGGATACGTCGCGCGCTCCATCGGGCTCACAGATCCGCGCCTTACCCAGGCAGTCGGTGGCCGCACAACGACAACCGGCGAAGTGGTCTCCACCACCTCGGTGCTGGGGCTCGCGTCCGCTTGGGCCTGCGTCAACCTGCTTGCCGGCACGATCGCCTCGCTGCCGCTCATGGTCTACCGGACCCGGGGCGGCGCCCGGACGGCCGCGAGTGACCATCCGCTATACCGGATCCTGCACGACAGCCCGAACGCCGATCAGACCGCAGTCGATTTCTGGGAGTTCATCTGCGCCTGCATTGAACTGGGCGGCAACGCCTATGCCGAGATCATCCGTTCTCGCGATGGCCGGGTGGTGGCGCTCAGCGTGCCCATCGCGCCCGAAATCATGACGGTGCGCCGTCTGCGCGACGGCAGCCTGCAATATGAGTGGTCCGACAACGGCGTGCGTTCGGTCGTCGACCAAGAGAATATGCTCCACATCCGGGGTTTCGGCGGCAACCCGCTTGGCGGGCTTTCGACCTTGTCGTTTGGTCGCCAGACCTTCGGGTTGGCCCAGGCCATCGAACGCGCATCGGGCGACACGTTTCGCAACGGGGTTCGGCCTTCCGGTCTGCTCAAGACTGCCGACACACTGACCCTCGACCAGCGTAAGCAGGCCGAGGAACTGCTGCAGGAGAAGTTTGCGGGCGCCATCAACGCCGGGCGGCCGATGCTGCTCGACCGGGGCATGGACTGGGTTCAGCTCTCGATTAGTCCAGAAGATGCACAGATGCTGCAGAGCCGGGCCTTCTCTGTCGAGGAAGTTTGCCGGTTCTTCGGTGTGCCGCCTTTCATGGTTGGCCATACCGAGAAGACCACCAGCTGGGGCACCGGCCTCGAACAGCAAACGCTGGGGTTCCAGAAGTTCACGCTGCGCCGACGCCTCAAGCGCATCGAACAGGCGCTCGCCAAGCAGCTCTTGTCGCCTGCCGACCGGCAAGCCGGGATCGTTATCGAGTTCAACCTGGAAGGCCTGCTGCGCGGCGATAGCGGCGCGCGGGCCTCCTTCTACCAGCAGATGCTGAGCAACGGCGTGATGACCATCAACGAGGTCCGCGCGCTTGAAAACCTCGCGCCTGTTTCGGGCGGCGATGTCCCCCGCATGCAGATGCAAAATGTGCCCATCACTCAAATCAGCACTGGGGCCGGACCATTGCCGCCCACGCAAGCGAATGCCCCATCGGAGCCAAGACCATGAAACATCTCACCCTGACCCTCAAATCGAGCGACCTTCAGGAAACCGGCCAGTTCGAAGGCTATGCTTCCACCTTTGGCAATGTCGACCAGGGCGGCGACCTGATTGAGCCCGGCGCATTTCGGGAAAGTGTCGGCAAGGCCCGCACTGAGGGTTGGTCGATCCCGATGCTGTGGCAGCACGATCAGCGCGAACCGATCGGCGTCTGGCGCGATATCTTCGAGGACGACCGCGGCCTGTTCGTGCGCGGCCAGCTGATCATGGACGGCGATCCGGTTGCTCAGCGCGCCTATGGCAAGCTCAAGCACGGCGCATTGGGCGGCCTCTCGATCGGCTACACCATCCCCAAGGGAGGCGCTTCACCTGATCCCTACAAGGCCGGCGTGCTGCGCCTCAAGAAGATCGACCTTCGCGAAATCAGCCTCGTCACCATGCCGATGAACATCGAGGCCAAGGTGACCGCGGTCAAAACCGTCACCGACGGCAGCGTGCTGCCATCCCTTCCAGAGTTTGAGAGCTTCCTGCGTGAGGCAGGGTTCTCGAAAAGCCAGGCCGCCGCAATCGCGGGCAGAGGCCTAAAATCGCTGCACCGGAGTGAGTCCGGCAGTGAGTCCCCCACCGACTTCCTGTCGGCTCTCGCCGCGCAAATCCGCGGCTGATCCCAACTCCTACGGAGCATTTTCCATGACTGATACCAAAAGCGCCGAGCAGCTTGCCGGCGAAGTGAAAGCCGCGTTTGCTGCCCAGCAAGACGCCGTCAAACAGGACTTCGATACCCGCCATGATGCCGTCAAGGCGCTGGCACAAGAAGCGCTGGGCAAGGCGGCTAAAGGCGAAGAACTTTCCGCCGCCACCAAGCAGCTGGCTGACGAAGCGCTGACCGCGCTCAATGAAGCCAAAGCACGCCTCGACGAGGTCGAGCAGAAGCTCGCCCGCCGGGTGGCAGAGGACGGCCCCCCGCAGTTCAAGACCCTTGGCGAACGTGTCGTCACGTCGGACAGCATCAAGCCATTCCTCAACAGCAAGACTGCACGCGGCCGTGCCAGCGTCGAGGTAAAGGCGATCATTTCTGCGCTGACCACCGATGCCAATGGTTCGGCCGGTGATCTGATCGTGCCTGACCGTCAGCCCGGTATCGTTACGCCCGGACAGCGCCGTCTTACTGTGCGCGACCTCCTGACGCCTGGCCGCACCAACAGCAACGCGGTCCAGTACGTCAAGGAAAGCGGCTTCACCAACAACGCCGCCTCGGTTTCTGAAACCAGCGGCGTCGCCAAGCCCCAGACCGACATCAAGTTTGATGTCGTGACCAGTAGCGTGACCACGATCGCCCACTGGGTTCTGGCCACCCGCCAGATCCTCGACGATGTGCCAATGCTGCAGTCCTACATCGATGGCCGCCTGACTTATGGCCTGGCGCTGGTCGAAGAAAACCAGCTGCTCAACGGCGGCGGAACAGGCACCGACCTGCATGGCATCTACACGCAGGCGGCGGCCTTTGCGCCGCCTATCACGGTTCCGGCGCCTGTTACCCGGATCGACGTGCTGCGGCTTGCCATGCTGCAGACCGCACTTTCGGAACTGATGTCCACCGGCATGGTGTTGCATCCGGCGGATTGGGCGGCGATCGAACTGCTGAAGGACACCACCGGCCAGTTCATCATCGGCAATCCGCAGGGCAACCTGTCGCCGACGCTCTGGGGTCAGCCGGTTGTGCCCACCCAGTCGATGGCCACCGGCAAGTTCCTGACCGGCGCCTTCCAGCTTGGCGCGCAAATCTTCGACCGCATGGACGCCGTGGTCGAGATCTCGACTGAGGATGACCAGAACTTCCGCAAGAACCTGGTGACGGTGCTGGCCGAAGAGCGCCTCGCGCTCGCGGTCTATCGTCCCGAGGCCTTCGTGAAGGGCGACTTCGCGGCTGCTGCCACTGCGGCGACAGCTGCTTGATGACGCAGGGGCCAGAGCATTCTGGCCCCTGTCGTTCACGGGAAGGAACGACCCATGATCCTTAAAGCCCTTGATACCCTGCACATCAGCTCGGTCAGTTCAGGCAACCTGCTGACTGGCCAGACCTTCGAGCTCGATGACTATTTTGGAAAGCTGCTCATCGAGCGCGGCCTGGCGGCCGAGGTGGCCGAGAACGCGCCCGCACCTGCGGTCACCCGCAAGACCGGTTCAACGCACCGTACAAAGGCTGACTAATGTCCGAGATCGTTGTCATCGCACCGCCGCAAGACCGGGCCGTGACACTCGAAGAAGCGCGCCAACAATTGCGGCTCGATGGCCGAGACGAGGATTTGCTGCTGGGCGCCAAGCTCGATGCTGCCCAGGCTGAACTCGAACTGCAAACCGGGCTCAGGCTGTGCGAACAGGCCCTCGAATTGCAGCTGGAAGGCTGGGAAGACGAAATCACCGTGCCGGTTCGCCCCTGCATGGTGGCCGAGATCCGCTACACTGCGGTGAACGGCAGCACGACCACCCTGCCGGAGAGTGATTATGTCGCGCGGCGGCGCAACGGATTTACCCGCATTCGTCCGGTGTCTGCCAAATCCTGGCCAGAACTGGGCACAGATGGTCTAATCCAGATCACCCTGTCGGCCGGATTTGCCGACAGGGCCCCCGATCTCCAGATCGCCAGAGCCGCAATCCTCGTCAAAGTCGCCACTATGTTTGAAAACCGTGAAGGCGCGGCCTGTCTCGCCTTCGATAGCCTCGTGGGGCAACTCAAATGCCGCTGGATCTAGCCTCGAAGCTCGACACCCGCATCCGGATCGAGCGCAAGGTGGTCACTCGCGACCCGCAATACGGCACTGAAATAGTGGCATGGGCCGAATTTGCCTGCGTCTGGGCCGAGGTGAAGGACATTCTGCCCTCAAAGGCCGAGCGTCTGGCCGATAGCATCCAGATCGGCCGCAGGCCTGCACGTATCCGCATCCGTTATTTGGCGGGTCTCGCTGCCGATATGCGGATCATCATCGATAATCGCATTCACCAGATCATCTCCGGCCCGGCCACACTCGGCCGGCGTGAAACCATGGAGATAATGGTCGAGGATAACTCCAGTGAAGGAGCCGCGCCATGACCATACGGCTGAAGGGCGGCCCGGAATTGCTGCGCCTGCTCGATGAACTGCCCAAGAACCTCGAACGCAACGTCATTCGCGGCGGGCTTCGCGCTGGCGCCAAGGTGATCCAGCAACAGGCCAAGGCCAATGTCCCTGTTAAGACCGGCAAGCTCAAGAGGGCGATCGGCATCGGCACCCGGGCTGAGGGATCGAAGCTGTCCTCCTACGTCAAACTGCGCGGGCCAGGCTCCTATCTCGGCCTGTTCATCGAATATGGCGTCGCGCCGCACCTGATCTCGGTTTCTGAGGCTGACCGACCCGTGCGTGAAACCCGCCGCGGCCCGCGCAAGGTCAGCATCGGCACAATCAACAAGATGGTGAAGCGTGGCAGCCTGAAGATTGGCGAGAACTTCGTCGGTGCCGTCGTCATGCACCCGGGCCATGCGGCTAAACCGTTCCTGCGCCCCGCTCTCGACCAGAAGGCCGAGGAAGCCGTCAATGCCATGGGCGCCTATATCGCCCACCGCGTGCAGATTGGTGATCTCAAAGCTCCCAAGCTCGAGATCGACGAATGAACGGGGTCATTGCGGTCCGCACCCTCCTGGTGAACGACACCGGGGTGACGGCCCTTGTTCCTGTGGCGCGGATCTCTGCTGGCAGTCTGCCGCAAGGTACAGACTTGCCCGCGATATCGCTGATGTCGGTAAGTAGCGTTGATCGGAACATCCCGGCACCAGGCGCCAAACGCCGGGTGACGGAGCGCGTGCAAGTGACCGTGCTGGCGCGCACTTATCCGGAAGCCAAGACCCTCATCGCAGCGGTTCGCGCTGCTGCGGCCGACCAGATGCCCGCAATCGGCGGCATCGCGCAAGTGACCGTCCACACCGATTCCGCCGGTCCTGATTTCCTCGACGAGGAGACCGGCATCCACATGCAGACGCAAGATTTGCGCGTCTCATTCAACGAGGCGCGTTGAGCCTCACCAACAATCAAGGAACCACTGCCATGACCGTTCGGACTTCCGCCGGCACCACGTTGAAGGTGTCGGCTTCCAATCCTGCGACCTTCGATCCCACCGGCTACAACGCGCTCACCATGACGGTGGTCGGCGAAGTGTCTGACCTTGGCGAGTTCGGCCGCGAGTTCAACCTTGTGACCTTCAACCCTGTCGGCAGCCGCGGCGTCGTCAAGAAAAAGGGCAGCTTCAATCAGGGCACAATGACCATCCAGATGGGTCTCGACACCGATGATACCGGCCAGATCCTGCTCAAATCCGCATCGATCTCCGATGCCGATCACAGCTTCCTCGTCACCACCCAGAACGGCGACAAGTATTATTTCCAGGCGCAGGTCATGAGCTTCAAGGTCAACGTCGGCTCGGTTGATCAGATCACCACTGCCACCGTGACGCTTGAACTCACCACCAATTCCGCCGGTGTCGGCGTGGTCGAAGTGCTCGCCCCATAATTTACCCCGCCATAATCGGAGATTTCCATGTTTGATATCACCACGCTTGCCGCCACCGATACGTCCACCCTGGAATTGGTCGGCGGCGACGATGCCCCGCTATTCGACGACAAGGGCAAGCGCCTCTCGATCACGGTCTACGGCCCGGGCTCGAAGGTCTACCAGCGCGCGCAGGCCCGCCAGCAGAACCAGCTGATGGACAAGATCAAGAAGCGCGGGAAGATGGACCAGTCGGCCGAGGAGAAGCTCGCCGAACAGGCCGACTTCCTGGCCGCCTGCACGGTCAGCTTCAATGGCTTCACCTATCCGCCCGCAGAAGGGTTGGAAGGCCAGGACCATTTCCGTAAGGCTTATGCCGATCCCTCGATCGGGTTCATCGCTGCCCAGGTTGCTGCCCACATCAATGACTGGGCAAATTTTACGAAGAGCTCGGCAGAGAGCTGAGCCTCTACGTCCGGCAGCTGGCTTGGCTGGGCACAGCGCCAAAGCCAAGATCGGGTAAGCACCCAAAGCCCGAGCCAGACAGCGAACCGCTGACACGGCTGCAGCGCATGGCTATCGACAATCTGACGCCGGACTTCCCAGCCATCCGCACCCCCTGGGTGATTGATTGGCTGATGGAAGTGGGCCCAACCGATCCCGGTGCCATGGGCGCAGTACCCATCTCGTGGAGCTCTATAGGCCACTGGCAGCAGTGCATGGGGCACGATCTGCAGCCGTGGATTGCCCGCCTCTTGCGCCGATTGTCGGCCGAGTTCGTCGCCGAGACCGTCCGTGCCCGCGAACCTGATTGCCCGCCGCCCTGGGCTGCCACCACCAGTCTAAACCGTGATGAAGTCTCCCGGAAAGTAACCAACGCCTTCCGGGCGCTGATGATGTCGAAGGAGCGCGCAAAATGAAGGCTGGCACCCTCGAGATTGAGATGATCACCAACGTCGCCCGTCTCCAAAAGGAGATGGCTGACATCAAGCGGTCGGTGGCAGGCGCAATGGGCGATGTGGTGGCTTCGTCAGCCCAGGCGGACCGGGCCATCGAAGCCGTCGGTTCGCGCGGCATGACCCGCATGGGCGGTTCGGCAAAGCTCGCCGGCCATCAGATGCAAAATCTCGCTTATCAGCTCAACGATGTGGTGGTGAGCTTGTTCTCAGGCCAAAAGCCGATGACGGTTTTCATGCAGCAGGGCAGCCAGATCGGCCAGATCGCCATGCAGGCAGGTGTCGGTATCGGCGGGATGGCGCGGGCGGTGTTGGGACTTGCCGCCAGTGCGGCAGCGGTCGCGCTCACCAATCCGTATTTGCTCGCGGCTGCCGCAGCGGCGGCGCTCGCCTTCGGCGCGTTCAAGATGTTCCAGTCCAGCGTCAAACAGTCGGGTGAACTCGACAAATATGCCGCAAGCCTTGGCCTCACCGCGAAGGAAATGGAGAAGCTGGGCCCGGTCGGGATCACCGCTGGTGACGTCATGCGCGGTCTCTGGCGGACGGTTAGCGAAGGTCTGAACCTTGGTCCGGTGTTTTCCACCCTAAAAGATTGGGCGGTCGTCGCCTTTGAAGCGATCCTCCAAGCCGGCAAATATGCTGTCGCGGTCCTCTATGCTGGCTGGGTTGGCGGGTTCAACGCGATCCGGATTATCTGGTCATCGCTGCCGGGCGTGATCGGTGAAGCAGCCGTTGGCGCTGCCAATCTCGCTATCGCTGGCATCGAATATCTCGCCAACAAGGCGATTGCCGCGCTCAACTGGCTGGCAAGCTGGGTTAATCCGGTGCTCGACCGGGTGGGCCTCGCGACCATAGGCCAGATCGAGAGTGTTGCGCTATCGCGCATGGAAAACAGCTTTGCTGGATCGACAGCGCGGATGGGCGCTCAGGTCCGGGACGAGTTCACCTCGGCCTTTGGCGATGCCATGGGCATGATGGACGCCTTCTCGGCCCAGTGGCGGGAGAACAGCCTGAAAGCTGCCCGCGAGCGGCTAGCCGCTGACGCTGCCGGAATCCGGGCTGATCGCTCCGACCGGACGGGCCGAACGGCAAGTGGCCGAAACAGCCGCGAGGAAAGTGAAGCCGAACGCGCGCTGCAAGCAGCCCAGCAGTTTGCCGCCAATCTCGCGATGGAAACCGCCAAGATCGGCAAGACCCCGATTGAAATCAAACGCATGGAAGTCGCCATGGCGGCGCTGAAGGCGCCAACCGACGCGGCGCGCATCGCTATTCTTGAGGCGGGCGAAGCCTGGGAACAGGCCACCCGCGTGTTCGCCACGTCCGAGTTCCTGCGCCAGACGGTTGCCCCGCTTGAACAGCAGGTCGCTTTGCTTGGCCAGTCGGCCCGGGCGCAGGCGCTTGCTACTATCGAGGCCGAACGCGAGCAGATCGTTCTCGAACGCGGGGCCGAGGCCTGGGAGCGATATCGCGCAGCACGCACTGGTCTGATGGAGGCCGGTTTCGCTCGAGAAGATCAGGACCAGTTCCTGCAGAGCCTCGACGACATGGTCTCCGCTACAGAAGTGGCGGCGCGCAATATGGCTGATGCCTTTGGCTCGGTCGGCGGCGCGATCGGCGCCATCACGGTCGAGATCACCCGCTTTGCTTCAGCCCAGGCAGCCGCCGCTAGCCGCGTCGCCGATGCCGAGCGGGAGTACGGACGCACCTCGTTTCAATATGCTGACGCGCGGGCAGCCCAAGCTTCGGCCGAGATCAACCATTATGGCAACCTCGCCTCAGCCGCGAAGGGGTTCTTCAAAGACGGTTCGGATGGCTTCAAAGCCATGGCTGCTGCCGAGAAGGTGTTCCGCGCCTTTGAACTCGCCATCGCGATCAAAAACGCTGCGGTGAAAATTGGCCTGATCGGCGCGCAGACGACGGCCAAGGTGACCAGCGACACAGCCATGGCGGTCTCCGACACGGCGCGGGCTGGCGTCGAACAGGGCAATTCAATCATAACCACCGGGATCAAAGCGGTCGAAGCCGTGGTCAATGCCATCCGCTCTCTGCCGTTTCCGCTCAACATTGCCGCAGGGGCCGCCACCGCCGCCGTGATAGCCTCGCTGGGCATTGCAATCGGCGGGGCCTTTGGCGGTGGCGGCACCAAGCCCACGCCTGCCAATGACGGCACCGGTACTGTCTTTGGCGACAGCGCCGCCAAATCGGAGAGCATTGCCAAGGCGATCGACCATCTGCGCGAGGTCGACACGCTGACCATGCGCTATTCCGCTGCCATGCTCACATCACTCAAGAGCATCGAGGCCAATATCGGCGGGCTCACCAATCTGATCATTCGCACCAACGGCATGGAAGGATCGGCCGCCGGTATCCAGACCGGCGCCAAACTCACCGGGCTTTTGGGCACAGCCAATTCAATGCTGACCGGCATCTCCAACTTTGCCAGCAGCAAGACAGGCTCGCTGATTGGTGCCGGCATCGGCATGGCGGTCGCCGGGCCGATTGGCGCTGCCATTGGCTTTCTGGGCGCCAAGCTGCTGGGCGGTCTGGGCAAGGTCCTCGGCAGCATCGTCACCGCCCTGTTCGGCACCAAGACCAGCATCGTTGGCCAGGGCATCTATGGCGGCGCGCAGTCGCTCGGATCGATCATGTCGGGCGGCTATGACGCGAGCTATTATTCCGACATCAAGAAGACCAAGAAGTTCCTCGGGATCAGCACCGGCTCGAGCTACTCTACGCAATACACGGCGGCTGACGCCGAACTCGAACGCCAGTTCAGCCTGATCTTCGAAGGCTTCTACAGCGCGATCTCGGCAGCCGCCGGCCCTCTCGGTATGTCGCTCGGCGAGGTTCAGTCCCGCCTTTCCGGCTTTGTTGTCAACATCGGTAAGATCGATTTGAAGGGGCTGACCGGCGCGGAGATCCAGGAGAAGCTGACCGCAGTCTTTGGCGCTGCAGCCGATAATCTCGCCCGCACTGCGGTGCCGGGCCTCGAGCAGTTTAGACAAGTTGGCGAAGGCTATTTTGAGACGCTGGTTCGCGTAGCTTCCAGCATCGAGGCGGTCACCAGTTCGCTCAGCCTGCTGGGCAGCTCGGTTGTGGGTCTCAGCCTCAGCGAGAAGATGAACCTCTTCGACCTATTCGGCTCCGCCAGCGACTTGGCGTCTGCCACGGGTGAGTATTTTGCCCTCTATTATACCAAGGCCGAGCAGGCCTCAGCGCAGACCGCGCAGATGGCCAGGGTCTTTGACAGCCTCGGACTTGCGCTTCCCGGCAGCATCGCAGGCTTCCGAGCGCTGGTTGAAGCACAGGATCTTAGCACGACATCAGGACAGGCCGCCTATGCAGCGCTGATCCAGCTCGCCCCGGCGTTTGCTGGTCTTGTGGGCGCAGCGCAGGATGCCGCCAGTGCCGCTGCCATTCTTGATGAGCGGCTTTCACTTGAGCGGCGGACGCTGGAACTACAGGGCGATACTGCGGCACTGCGAGCACTCGACCTTGCCCAGATCGATGCGTCCAACAAGGCACTGCAGGAACAGGTCTGGGCGCTCGAAGACCAGCAAAAGGCTGCCGAGGATGCCGCCAATGCCGCGGAGAAGCTCCGCAATGCATGGGCCCAGATCACCGAGGGGCTGATCGCGGAGATTAAGCGGATCCGGGGCGTGATGAGTGATAACCCGACAAATTATGCATCGGCGCTCGCTGCATTCAATAACGCCTCGATGCTCGCGCGCGCTGGAGACCAGGAAGCGGCCAAAATGCTGCCAGGATTGAGCCAGGCTCTGCTCTCGGTCGCAGCCAACACCGCCCGGTCAGCCGAAGATCTGGCACGGCTTCAGGGTCTGACCGCGGCGAGCCTCGAACAGACATTGGCGATTATCAATCAGGCGAGCAGGACGGATCCCGCTGCTGCGACATCTGCCGCCACCACGCCCAACTGGTGGGACCAGTTCGCTGCCAACCAGATCGGCGCGGCGACGGTCCCGGCCAATGACGGGCAGACCGCGATGATCGATGAACTCAAGGCACTCCGGCAAGAAATGTCCGACCTTCGTGACGAACAGCGGATCGCTGCAGCCACGATCGCGTCCGGGACCAGCAAAACTGCACGCATTCTGGAGCGGGTCACGCCCGACGGCGATGCCATTTCCACACGGGTTGCAGCATGAAGTTGATCCGCCCGACGACCATCACCGACGCCATGCTGTCCAGCAGCACGGCCCCGGAAACCGACTATGCTGCTTGGGGCTCCGGCACGGCCTATGCTGTCGCCGCCCGGGTCATCCTGACCGCCACCCACCGGCGCTACGAGGCCCTGGCTGCATCAACCGGGGTCAACCCGGCCAGCGATCCGACCAAGTGGCTCGACATCGGCCCGACCAACCGCTGGGCGATGTTTGATGACCGCGTAGGCACGGCCACAACGCGCGCAGGCTCGCTGCAGGTGGTTCTGGCACCCGGCGCAACGGACGGCGTTGCTCTGATCGACACCAACGCAGAAAGCGCCACGCTGACGCTGACGGTGTCAGGGTCACCGCTCTATTCGAAGACCCAGAGCTTTAATGTCGGCGGCTCGGCCATCGACAACTGGTTCAGCTGGTTCTTTGAGCCCGTGGGCCGCAAGTCGAGCCTGCTGTTCCTCGATGTGCCGGTCTACGAGGCCGGTGTTCTCACGGTCACGATGATCCGGGATAATCCCAATGATCTGGTTTCTTGCGGCACGCTGCTGGTCGGCCGGCAGTTCACCATTGGCGACACCGAGCACGGCGCCGACATCGGCATCATCGACTACAGCCGCAAGGAGACCGATCAGTTCGGGGTCACCTCGGTGGTCGAGCGTGCCTTTGCCAAGCGCATGACGGCGCGCGTGGTCATGCCGACCAGCGCCATCGATGATGTTGCCCGCACCCTTGCGTCACTGCGCGCATCACCAGTGCTGTGGATCGGTTCCGAAAGCTTCGAGAGCCTCACCGTCTACGGCTTTTACAAAGAGTTCTCGATCGACCTTGCCTACCCGACGGTCAGCTATTGCAGCCTGACCATCGAGGGGCTCACCTGATCATCCCTGAGGTGTAATTCATGCCTATCACAGCTTTGCCAACGCCGCCGTCCCGGACGGATGCGGCGAACTTCTCTGCGCGCGCGGACGACTTTCTTGGCGCGCTGCCGACCTTCGGCACCGAAGCCAACGCGCTGGCCGTTGAGGCCAATGGCTATGCGACCAGTGCGGCCGCCAGCGCGGCAACGGCGGTCAATGCGCCCGGCACCAGTGCAACCAGCACGACCTCGCTTGCCATCGGTACGGGCTCAAAGTCGCTCACGGTCCAGACTGCCAAAGCCTTCGTGGTGGGCCAGTGGGTGACGATCACGTCGACGGCGACGCCGGCCAACTGGATGCATGGACAGATTACCGCCTACACATCGGGCACCGGGGCGCTGGTGGTCAACGTCGCCATGGTGGGCGGCAGCGGCACGATTGCAGCTTGGACCGTGGCGCTTTCGGCTCCCTCGGTTTCGGGCAATGCCGTGCTCACCACAGGCACCTATGCGGATCCCACCTGGCTGACTTCGCTGGCGGGCGCCAAGATCACCGGCACTATCGCACTTGCCAATGGCGGCACCGGTGCAGGTGACGCAGCAACCGCCCGCAGCAATCTCGGGCTCGCCATCGGCAGCAATGTGCAAGGCTACAGCGCCAACCTTGCGGCGTGGTCAGGCAAGTCGGCACCCTCGGGTGCAGCGGTTGGCACGACCGACACTCAAACATTGACCAGCAAGACGATCTCGGGCGCCGCGACGGGGTCGACCGTCAGCGATGCTGGCGGCTCGGCCTGGTCGATCGGCTTTCGCGAAGTGCCGCAAAATGCCCAGAGCGCGTCCTACCAGTTGGTCGCTGCCGACAACGGCAAGCATATCTATTCGCTCAACTCAGCGGCCCAGACCATCACGGTCCCGCCCAATGGCACGGTGGGCTTTCCAGTTGGCACCACCATCACGATCATCAACAACGGCGGCGCAGCCATCACGATCGCGCAAGGCTCGGGCGTCACCCTCTGTCAGGCCGGCACCATAAGCACCGGCAATCGGACGCTGGCGGTCCGTGGGCTGGCAACGCTCATCAAGGTCGAGACCAACGTCTGGTTCGTCTCGGGCACTGGGCTCAGCTGATGTCCGGGGTGCTTGGGATCCTGCTCGGCTCTGGCAGTGATGAGCGGCAGGTTGATCTGCCCGTCAGCTATTACTCGTTTGCCGACAAATACAGCGCGGTGGAGCAGTACGGCGCCGACGGCGGTTATTTCACATCTCTTGGCGGCGGAAACTTCACACCGGCCACGTGGCAGGGCCGCACCATTCGCGCGGTCGTCCATGACTACGACTTCTATGCCGCAACCTCGCGGACGCTGATCGGCCTGGACGGCTACAATGCGGCGCTCCAGCCAAGCCGCCTTCGCATCAACGGCACCATTTTTACCTTAAGTGCAGGCTCGGTCGCCTGGGCCACCTTTGTGACCGGGATCACGTTCAGCCCTTCGCCGACCAACAACATCAACTGGACCTCGCATGGTTTGGCTGTGGGCGATCCGGTCCAGTTCTATTGCACAGGCGGCATGCCCACCGGGATCACAGCCTTCACGATGTACTTCGTGCAGTCGGTGATGAGCTCCAGCGCGTTCAAAATCGCCGCGACCCTCGGCGGCGCAGCGCTCAGTTTCACCGGCACCGGCTCTGGCACACGCTATGGTTACAAGGACCCGATCACCGCCTTTGAGGCTTACGGTGCTCTTAGCGGCAACCCATTTGCGTCCCTCCTGCCGCGTGCCGTCACCATTACCATCGCCACTCCGGCGACCGTCACTTCTGCAGGCCACGGTCTGACAAACGGCAAGCGCGTCCAGTTCACGACCTCCGGGGTGCTCCCGACCGGCATCCTCGCCAACACGACCTACTTCGTCATCAACGCAGCGACCGACACGTTCAACCTTGCCTCCAGCCAAGGCGGCGCTGCGATCGCCGCGTCCGGAGGCCAGTCGGGTACGCATACGATGCGCGAAGTTGTGTCGGTCACGGTCAGCTAAGGGGAAAATACATGCAGGCAGACCGCCGGCCTACGGTCACCGACGAGGTGATCGCCATCAACGACGACCTCGAGATCAACTACGGGGTTTTCAAAAACGGGTTCACCTTCCGCCGGGGAGCCAACTCCTGGCGGCTTTGGCCGATGCTCGAGTTTGTGCCGCCAAAGCTCAACCCTACCATCGCCGAGATGTACGATGCAGGCGTCGCCTGGACCCTGTGCGAACATGCGTCGGTCGCCGTGAGCGGATGGGCAGAATATGTGTTCGAAGGCCCTGATGGCCCGATCACGCAGGTGTGGACGCCTGGCTGCCATAACGTCGAGAACGGCGGTGGCTATTTGCCATCTGGCGAGTTCACCCGGCAGTTCCACGATGATTTCACGCTGTGCTGCGTGGTCAAGAAGTTCCAACGCGCGCCGGACATCCACTACCACTTCGAGGTGGTGACCGGGCCTGCAGTCCTCGATCCTGGCGCGCTGTTTGCCCATTATGTCACGGGCGACCGGCAGCGGCAGACCGACTTCGATCTTGCAGCCGGACATGTGCTGGATATTGCCCCGTCCGATATCGCGATCATCGGGAGGATACGCTGATGGCAGACAATCCCGAACGCGACGCTGCTGTCGAAATGGCGCTGATCCGGGCGGACCTCGAGGCCATGCAGGAGGACCTGAAAGCGGTCCGCAAGGAGCTCAAAGACCTGCTTGATGCCTGGAATACCGCGACCGGCGTCGTCCGGTTCGTCAAATGGCTCTCCACGCTGGTTACAGCCGGGGCCATCATATTTGCAGCCTTCAAAGGCTTTTCAGAACGCTAACCTCCCCAAGGAGAATATCCATGAACCCGCTGCCACCAGCCTATGGCTGGATCGATGACCTGCGTCCGCTACCCCGGATGCTGGATGAAGCCCGCAAGCTTTATGGCACCCTCGAAGTGTCTGGGCCCGCCAACAATCCCGTCATTCTGGACTGGGCCAAAGAAACCAGCCTCGCCAAGATATTCACTGCCGACTCAATCCCCTGGTGCGGCCTATTCATGGCTGTCGTCGCCAAACGCGGCGGCAAACCGATCGTTGAGGGACCGCTGTGGGCGCGTAACTGGGCCAAGTTTGGCAAGGCATCCGACAAAGGCCAGCTGGGCGATGTGCTGGTGTTTCGCCGCGGTCAGGCATCTGGCCATGTCGGGCTTTATGTCGGCGAGGATTACGGCGCTTACCATGTGCTGGGCGGCAACCAGTCTGACGGCGTGACCATCACCCGGATCGGCAAGGACCGCTGCATCGCTGTGCGCCGGCCTCCCTATCGCAAGGCTCCTTTGACAGCGAAGCCCGTGCATCTCGCGGCTAGCGGCATCCTGTCCGTCAACGAGGCCTGAGCCGCCCGCAACCCATCCGCTGACGTTTCGCGCAGCCGGACCACCGCCCGCCCTTTGGCGGGTTTTTTATTGGAGAACTGACATGGAAGAAATCAAACCTTGGTGGACCTCGAAGGCCATTTGGACTGGCATCATCGGCAGCTTCTGGGGCGTTTCCGGCGCTATCGGCATCCTGCCAGCAGGCCTGAGCCAGACCGATGTGCTGACCGTTGTGCTGGCGCTGACCGGCATCGGCGGTGTCCTGTTCCGCAAGACGGCGACCTCCCGGATCGGCTGATCGCAGCGACCCTAGCAAGGCGGAGGCTTCGGCCTCCGCCACCCTTTTTCAAAAACAGGTGCGACCATGACCAGGCTGACCATCCGCCGGGGCGGCACCAAGCGCGTGCGCGCCACCTTCTTTGCCGGTCAGGCCGCGGGGCTGTCCCGGGACATCTCGGGGCTGACCCTGATGGTCATAGATCAGAGCCCCAACATTACGCCGCCTTTGCTTGCCATCCTGACGCCTGCATCGGGCGGCCAGATCGAAGTGCTGTGGAGCGATGAGCAGACCGCACCTCTGGCGCCCGGTGCCGGCAAGGTCTGGCTGACCCTGGGATTCGAGAACGATAGCGGAGAGCGTGAGGTCCTGCCGACCCTCACATTTGACGTCGAATGAGCGCCGCACTCCAGATCGTCGAGACGGTCCAGACCATCCTTGTCGAGAGTGATGGCACCAGCGTCACCCTTGATGTGTCCAGCGCAGGGATATCGGGTCCGCGCGGGCTCGCCGGTCCCCCTGGGCCGCTTGGACCGCCGGGGCCACTGAGCGCGCTGACCGATCTTTCTGACGTGGCGCTTGCCACCCCCGAGGGCGGCGACGTGCTCACTTACTCATCCCCCAACAACACATGGATCAACGAGAAAGCGGCCAGACTGGTCGACGGAGGTAATTTCTGATGGCCAATACCCTACGCATCAAGCGCCGCGCTGCGGGCGGCGGTGCCGGTGCTCCTGCATCGCTTGCCAATGCCGAGCTCGCGTTCAACGAGCAGGACAATACGCTCTATTATGGCACCGGCACGGGCGGCGCCGGCGGCACCGCCACCTCGGTCATCGCTATCGGCGGTTCTGGTGGTTTTGTTTCGGTCTCGGGCGACCAAACCATTGCTGGCACCAAGACCTTTTCGAGCACGATCGCAGGCTCGATCTCGGGCAATGCCGGGACAGCGACTGCGCTGGCGACGTCGCGCACGCTGGGACTGTCGGGAGATGTAACCGGCGCAGCCTCGTTCAACGGTACGGCCAATGCGATGATCGCAGCGACCCTGGCGAACAGCGGCGTCACCGCCGGAACTTATGGCTCGGCCACGCAGGCCTCGCAGATCACGGTTGACGCTAAAGGCCGGGTGACGGCGGCGAGCAATCTCGCGATCACGTTCCCAGTGAGTTCGGTCGCCGGGCGTACCGGCGCGATAACCCTGTCCACCAGCGACGTGTCGGAAGGCATTAACCTCTATTACACCGACGCCCGGGTCCGCGCGAACCGGCTCGACCAGCTGGCCGCACCAACGGCGGATGTGGGCATGGGTAGCCAGCGCATTACTGGCCTCGCGGAACCCACAGCGGCGCAGGATGCGGCGACCAAGAACTATGTCGACCTGACGATCCAGGGGCTTGATCCCAAGGCCTCTGTGAGAGCAGCGTCCACCTCCAATATTGCCTCGCTCTCAGGCACCATGACCATCGACGGCGTGGCTTTGGTGGCCGGTGACCGCGTGCTGGTAAAAGACCAAACCGCAGCCAGTGCCAACGGCATCTACATTGTTGCCGCGAGCACCTGGTCCCGGGCGCTCGATCTCTCGACCTGGGACGAGCATGTCGCAGCCTATCTCTTTGTCGAACAAGGTACGGTCAACGCCGACATCGGGCTTTTGTGCACCGTCGACGCTGGCGGCACGCTGGGCACCACCGCGATCACTTTCGTCCAGTTCAATGGCGCCGGGCAGATCGTTGCCGGCAATGGCCTCACCAAGACCGGCAACACGCTTGAGGTCGGTGCAGGAACCGGGATCGCGGTCACCGCCACAACTGTCGGCCTCACCGGCCAGGCGCTTACTCTCCACAATCTCGCCGCCAACGGGATCATTGCCCGCACGGGCTCTGGAACGGTTGCGGCACGCGCGCTCACGGCCGGCTCGACCAGGATTACGGTGACAAATGGGGACGGCGTTGCTGGCAATCCGACCCTGGACGTCAATGAAGCGAGCCTCACGCTGGGCAACCTTGGTGGTACTCTGGGCGTGGCCAAGGGCGGCTCAGGTGCGACCACTCTGACTGGTTACCTCAAGGGCAACGGCACCTCGGCCTTCACCGCGTCCGCGACGATCCCCAACACCGATATTTCCGGGCTCGGCAACATGTCCACACAGGCCGCGAGCAATGTCGCGATCACCGGTGGTTCGATCGATGGCGTGACGCTGGATGGTGGAACCTTCTGATGCCGAGCACCATCCTGCTTAAACGCTCTTCAACTGCTTCAAGTGTCCCGGCTGCGGGCTCGCTGCAGGCAGGAGAACTCGCGGTCAATCTTGTCGACCAGAAGCTCTATTCGAAGACTGCCGGCGGCACCGTCGTGCAGGTGGGCTTTGGCAATCTCACCTCGGCCCTGGTGACGACCGCGCTGGGCTTCACGCCCTACAATGCGACCAATCCCAGCGGTTATATAACCAGCAGCGGCTCGATTACTGGCTCGTCGGGATCGTGCACGGGCAATGCCGCAACCGCGACCAGGTGGGCAACGGGGCGGACGATCGCGCTCACCGGCGATATTACCGGCACCAGCGCCGCCTTCGACGGCTCGGCCGCACTGACTTTTGCCGCGACGCTGGCCAACAGCGGGGCGACCGCCGGGACCTATCTCAAGGTCACGGTTGATGCCAAAGGCCGTGTTACGGCGGGTTTGGCGATGACCTCTGGCGACGTGATCGCGGCGCTTGGATTTACGCCGGCCAACAAGGCCGGCGACAGCTTCACCGGAAGCATCTCAGTATCGGGCTCGATCACCGCGACCGGTGACATCACCGCTTATTCTGACGCCCGGCTCAAGGCTGACATCGAAACGATCGCAAATGCCCTGGACCGGGTCCGTGCCTTGCGCGGGGTGACCTATACCCGTCGCGACACCGGCAGCCGCGGTATCGGTCTTGTTGCCCAGGAACTGGCGCCCGTCGTGCCCGAGGCGGTCATGACCCATGAAGACGGGCTGCTGTCCGTTGCCTACGGCAACCTCGTTGGCGTGCTGATCGAGGCCGTGAAGGAACTGGCTGACAAAGTGGATCGCCTCGAGGCACGCGCATGACGCTGCAGAGTTCGGGTCCCATATCGCTTGGGAATGTCGCGGTGGAACTGGGCCGCAGCTCGACCACCACGACGTCGCTCGGAGAAGCAGCCGTGCGCGCGCTGGCCGGTGTCGCATCGGGTCCAATCTCGCTCTCCAACCTCTATGGCAAGTCGAACGAGAGCTTCTGGCATGCCACCTTCGGCGCGACCGTGGTCAATTTCACGATCCTGGGCACCGACAGCAGCGGCAACATCTACGCCAGCGCAAGCACCGCCGTGTTTAAATGGGACCGCGACGGCGTGCTTATCTGGGCGCGGACCGTGTCCGGGCCCTTCATCAACGGGGGCTGCGTCGATCCCGGCGGCAATGTCTATCTGGCCGGCGCCTATTATTCGAGCAACTACTTCGCCTGGCTGGCAAAGCTCAACACCTCGGGAACCCTGCAATGGCAGCGCAGCCTCAATGGCTCCGGCCAAGAGCTTTGGTACAATTCGGCTGTCGATGCTTCGGGCAACGTCTATGTCGCTGGCTATTCGACCTCGAGCGGCGGTTCTGGCAATGCCGACGCGCTGATCGCCAAATACAACAGCGCTGGCACACTCCAGTGGCAGCGGTCGATCGGCGGCTCCGGTAATGAATATGCCAGCCAGATGGCGCTCAGTCCGGACGGCAGTCTGCTGGTCCTGTCGGGCAACACCTCGACCTCGACCGCAGGCAACTCCGATGCCCTGATCACCGTCATCAACACGGCCACCCCATCGGTCAGCTGGCAGCGCTCGATCGGGAGCGCGGGCTACGATTACGGCTACGGCGTTGTGGTCGACAGCGGCAGCAACATTTACTGGCTGGCAGGCGTCAACGGCGCGCTCAGTCTGCTCAAGATCAGTTCGCTTGCTGTCATCCAGTGGCAGCTGTCTCTGCCATCCAGCAACGGCAGTGGCTCGGTAAACCTGGGCCCGGACGGCAGTCTGCGGGTTTTCGCGCCGATCTATGCCGGGGCGGACATCTATCAGTTTTCGACTGATGGCACCTTGCTGCTGGCACGCTCGATCAGTCTCGATACCAGCAATGGGGCCAACACCTTTAGCTTCACGGGTCTGGCGGTCAGTTCCACGGCGATGGTGTTCTCCGTCTATACCACGATGGATTTTGCACCCTATGGTTACTACGATCTGTGCGGCGCTGTGTTCAAGGTACCGGCGGATGGCTCTAAAACTGGCACCTGGTCCGTGGCGGGCGCCTCGACACAGAGCGTAACCTACAGCGCCTCCACGCCCAGCATCGGTACGACCTTCTCGTCGCTGACCACCCGCAGTTTCTCACTGCTCAGCCGGTCACTGACCTCGGCCACGCCGTCCTACAGCTTCGCGGCCGGCTCCTATTCCAACACCACGACTGGGATCTGACAGCCATGATCATTTCGCATGACCGCCAGACGCTGTTCATCGGCGTGCCGAAGAACGGGTCGCAGACGGCCCGCGCCGTGCTTGGGCAAATCGGTGTCGATCTTTTTGGTGAGATGGGCCGGCATCCAACGGTGCCGGAAGCGATCCAGCTGGCAGAGGCGCGATTCCCAGGCGAGACGATCGCGCCAACCTCAATTTATGCGTTCTGGCGGGATCCGGTTGAGAGGTTCTGTTCAGCTGTGGAGTTCCACAGACGATGCCTGCCGAACTCGTTCATCCAGCTATTTCCGGAGCGGTTCGTCGGTATTCAGCCCCATTGGAGGTGGTTTGAAAACGACAAGCAGGCCGTATCGCCGGAACTGCGCGCTGCTGTCGACGACATTTCTCCGGGCGACATCCTCGGGGTTCTGCCACCGCCACCTGCTCCTGGTGTCCATTTTCAGCCGCGGGGAGGCAATCTCAGTTTTTATCGGTCGCAGTCCGAATGGTTGTATCACCCCGGCGCCACCGTCTTGAATTTTGCTGAATACGAGGTCGGACTCAGGCGGATAGTAGATAGGTTCGGTGGTGACGGCGCCACCGTCGAGATACCGCAGCTCAATGCGGCAGCAAAGCCATTGCCCGTGCTGAGTATCGCGGAAGCAGAATTGGTTCAGGCCTACTACTCTTCGGGTTTGGCCGGAAAAGTTATGATGGCTACCCGTTGGTTTCACCCGCCCTTTTAAGCAGATGTTGGTTTTCCGTGGCCAGTCGAGCGCGGAACGCAGCTTCCATTTTGCGAATATGGGCGGAAACGCTCTGCTGACAGCGCTTCAATTAGCGGGATTGGGCGAGGTCATAGCCAACCCTGCTTGCTGAAGGGATGGAGATTGACACCCGGCGGCGCATACCATCCGCCGGCGCCATAACGTGCGCCGAGTTTCTGCGCGACCTCCTTGTTGCCGAAAGGAATTCGCAACGGCGTGTTGTTTTCGGCCTTCTGAATGTCAGGAGGGGATACGCCGACAATCGTGGCGACACTTGCTTTGGGTTTGCGGGTCCGCTTTTTTGGCATGGTGGATCGAGGGGTGGACGTATCCTCCGCTGGCGGCTTAGCAGATTTTTTCATGCCTGTTTTAGCGCCTGCCTTTTTGGGCGCGTGCTGTTCGAGGAAGCCGCTACAGATGGAGCCAGTCACTGCATAGCCATCCGGAAGTTTGGCGCGTTTCTGGCGGGCTAGGGTTATAGCATACTGCTTCATCGCCGGTGTTGGGGGACGCTCGCCGCCACCACTAAGTGAGGCCGCCCCATACAAGGGGGGCAACCCACCGGGCGCGCCATCCTTCAGCTTGCCGATGATGCGCAGCGCCACGTCGCATACGGCATCGATGGCGCTGACCATCTCTTGTTTGCCAACGACGACATCGTCGAGCAGGCATTCGAGTTGTGCCGTAACGCCAGGATCGACCAGCGCCGGATCCGCTGTCCGAAGAACGCCGTACAAAGTCAGCCCGGTTGCAGTGGGAACGATGTTCTTGGCCTGAATGGTCAGAAAGTCCTGACGCTTAAGCCCGCCTATGATTTCAGCGCGTGTCGCCGGTGTGCCGATCCCTTTGGCTTCTTTAAGTCGGTCGCGCAAAACCTCATCGCCGACAAAACGCCAGGCGTTCTGCATCGCCTCGATCAGCGTGCCCTCGTTATAGCGCGGCGGCGGGCGGGTTTCTTTGTTCTCGATGGTCGGGTTCAGCAGCCGCGCCGTCTCGCCGTTTTTCATCTGCGGCAGCAATTGCGCATCGTCGCTTTTCTCATCGGCCGGCTGCCATTCTGGAAAGGCGGCGCGCCAACCAAGATCCAGCGGCTGGCGACCGGTCGCCTTGAAGGGAAAACCGTTGGCATCGATCGTCGCGGTAGTTTGCCGATAGCGAAAGTCCGGCATGAGCGAGGCCAAATACGCGCGGGCAATCACGTCGAACAGTTTCTTCTCGTCGTTGGAAAGACGCGGCCAGACTTCGCGCAGGCTGTCGATCGTATTGACGTTGGGGATCACGGCATGATGGCTGGCGCCCTCAAGTCCCTTGTCGTGGAACGAACCGTTTGAGCCCTTACGGATCACCGGCGATGGCGGCACCGGGATAGTTTTGAATGACTGGCCCACCTGCAGGCCAGCCACGATCTTGGGCACGTCGCCGATCAGGTTTTCCGGCAAATAGCGCACTTCGGCGCGAGGATAGGTGATGATCTTCTTGCCCTGGCCGTCATACAGCTCCTGCGCGACTTCCAGCGTCTTGGCAGCCGGCCAGCTGAAGCGCGAGGCGCAGAGCTTCTGCAGCGAGGGCAAATCATGCAGCTTGGGCGGACCCTGGCGCTTGTCTTCAACGCGCACCCCAAGCGGGCCCTCAAAGTCCAATGCGGCCTTGACGACGATCTCGGCATCCTTTCGCTTGAGGATCCGCTCCTGCGGTGCATGGCGCATATTGAACTGACCGCCCGCAACCTTGGCGGTGGCAACGATCTCAAAATAAGTCACGGGGACGAAGTCGCGGATTTCCAGCTCGCGCTTACATACAATGGCGAGTGTCGGCGTCTTTACACGGCCAACCCCGATGACGCCCTTGGACCCTCTCCCCAGGATCACCGTCGCGGTTCGGGTTAGCGACAGGTTGTAGATCTGGTCGGCCTGGCGGCGAGCAACCGCGGCGGCATAAAGCCTAGCATATTCTGAATTGGGTTTGGCGCGGCTGAACGCGTCGCGGATGGTCTGGGGATCTTGCGCGGTGAACAGCACTCGCATCACCTCGCCGCGGTAATTGTAGTGCTCGAGAATTTCCTGCCCGATAAGCTGGCCTTCGCGGTCGCAATCGGTGGCGAGCCAGACCCGCTTGGCGGACCGCAGCGCCTCGCGGATAGCTTTCAGCTTGGACGCCTTGTTGCCCCCGTGTGCCGGCCGGGTGGCGTAGAGCCCTTCGGGGCGCAGCAGGATTGGCGACCAACGCTTCCACTCAGGAACCGCATCTTCGGGCTCCGCGAGATCAAACAAATGACCCTCGGCGGGGAGCACTTCACCATAGCGAGAGCCAATCGCAGCGCGCACGTCTTTCGCCTGGCTGGTCTTTTCGGTAATGACGATTTGATCGGCCATTTGAGTTCCGGTCAGAGAGGCGCTGCGTATACTCCGTGCAGAACGTATAGTGAACACAAGCCTGCCGCAAGCTGTCATCTGACGAATTTTTGCCAAACAGAACCTGCCGACGCCATCCCGTGGTGCGGCCTATTCATGGCCGTGGTCGCCAAGCGCGCTGGCAAGGCAGTCGTCGACGGGCCGCTCTGGGCGCGGAACTGGGCCACGTTCGGCAAAGCTGCCGATGAGCCGCAGCTCGGTGATGTGCTGGTGTTCCGCCGCGCTGAGAGTTCCGGCCATGTCGGACTCTATGTTGGCGAGGACTACGGCGCCTACCGCGTGCTCGGCGGCAACCAGTCCGACGGCGTGACCATTACCCGGATCGCCCGCGACCGCTGCGTTGCCGTGCGCCAGCCGATCTACCGCAAGGCGCCTGCGACTGCCAAGCCGGTCCAGCTCGCCGCCAGTGGGGCGCTGTCCGCCAACGAGGCCTGACAGGCCAACACCTTCACGAACCTGCAACCGCCCGCGTTTCCTGCGGGCTTTTTTATGGAGAAATGACATGGAAGATCTGAAACCCTGGTGGGCGTCGAAGGCCATCTGGACCGGCGTCATCGGCAGCGTCTGGGGCGTGGCCGGCATGCTCGGTTTACTGCCGGATGGCCTCAGCCAGGCCGATGTGCTGACCGTGGTGCTGGCGCTGACCGGTATTAGTAGCGTTGTATTTCGGAAGACGGCCAAGGCGCGGATTGGGTGATACGGTGGGATCAATCATTCTTCTGGCGGTGGAAAACATAACGCCAGGACCACCGCCGCGTCGTTGGCTTCGGCCTCTGACAGGAAGTAGCCCTCGAACTGTTCGCCCCCTGTGACGAACCATATGCCGCCCCAGCTGCGCACTGAGATCGAGAACTCCTCTTCAGCAGCGCCATCCCAGGCTGTGTAGCTCTCCCCCCAACTGGCGCGTTCGTCGATTACTTCACAGACATGGTCGACTATGTCCCCCCGAAATTCTTCGGGTGCCTTGGTGTAGGATTCGGCGTCGATCCCCAGTTCCTCAAGGATCATAGTGTTGCTCACCAGAACATTGAGGGTTGGGACGTTTTCAAGGTTCATTAGAGCGCGGTGTTCAAAGCTCATATCGTATCCATCTCGCCTATCGGGGTGGCTGTGACCAGGGCAGCGGGGAGCACTATATTCACCGACACCATCATTAACCCGTCTTATTCATCGGGAGCCTGGATCACGGTTGGCGAGCGTAGTATAACTGACTGATTTGGTTTAGAGAAAGGGTGCTTATACCAAATCCCGATGAGGCTGACTCATGGGGGATTTCCAAGGCGCTGATTTTCTGATTCACCGGAGCAAGCACGAGGAGGCTTGCGATGGCGACGGCGATTGGTGTTCGATCAGATTTCACTTCGAGGGATTTGAGCCGATTTTCCCGACGATGTGACGATCTGGATCAGGCACGGCGGTTGTTGGCGTTGGGCTTGATCCTGGACGGCAGCAGCCGGAGCGAAGCGGCCAAAGCGGCTGGCGTGACGCTGCAGGTCGTGCGGGATTGGGTGATCCGCTTCAATGCTGATGGCCCGGACGGGCTGATGTCACGCAAGG